GACGAGATTGAACGATGCGACTATCAAAGACGGCTAACTTCTCAATGTCGGCACTCATCTGGTATTATACTCTATCCCAATATTTTTTTGGTGGCGAAGATATATTCTCAAACTTGCCGTTATGGACGGAAAGGTTGGGACTATGGATTGTTCGGGGATTACTCGGAAACTTACATTCCAACGGGGGCGAGACCAGCGTCCTTGTGCTTAAACATAACTTTGATGGAAACGCTGGAAAGGTTAAACATATTGATAGGGTAGAGTTGATTATCCAGTCGGTTCTTCCAGAAGACTTGAATGTCTATGTTGCGAACATCTTGTTTTGAGGACGAGAAGTCGGATAGACGATACTCGGCGGAAGGTGCGTAGTAGATGAAACGGCGATAAGCGTCTGCGTTGCCCGAAGATGTATCCAGAGAAATATCCGTAATGATAGGCTGGAAAGCAGACTGAACTGTTGCTTGACTGAACCCCAAGTTTCCAGCACCAAGAACAACGGGAGCACCCGTAGCCTCTGTGCGGATAGGAAGTAGAGTAGATGTGAAAACAATAGACGACACTGGCGACCAAAGACTATCCGTAGAGGAGTAATCTTGCTGGGCGAGGTAATAGACACGACCAATCATATTCGGGGTGATTGCCGCTCCCGTAAGACTGACTGGATTGTAGCCCAGAGGAGCAACACCCGTGTAAGGTGATAGGCGGAAATCTGCGATGTTCTGGAATGCCTTATTCGTAGAAAGGATTTCATTCACATAGCCGTCGGGGATTACTATGTTGCCGAAGAGTGTGCCCGTAGGCAAGTTGTAATAGGTATTGTTATAGTTGGCGAAGAGACCAAACATATTTGCGTTAAAGAAGAGACGGGCGACTGGGTGCTCTGGAAGACCCACAACAACGGGAGGACCCGCAGCGTAAGCCGTAGGTGTGAATGCCGTAAGACGCTCACCAAATCCAGCACTATCCATATAAATATCAAACTTGCTCTCGGCAGCAAGAAACTTCATCACGGGAGGATAGACGGCATTACAAAACGCTCCAAAAGTCGCATAAGGGAAAGAACCAGCGGGACCGCCCTTTGCGATGTAATCAGCATAGAAGGCATTGTAAGTGTCTTGGTAGGCACAAGTGGAAGTCGCAAGAGGAGCAGAACCAAACTGGGTTGGGTCAAGCATCGTAGTATTCCACAAATCTACGAAGTGCTGGTAAGTATAGACCCAGTAATAACGGCTTGTAAGGTCTTGTGAGTTCCCCAAATCATTACCAACAAGAGACCAGAGATTAGAGGTTGTAGGGTTTGTGCCGACGACTGGTGCGAGAACCCAGTTGGGACCCACTGCGGGTGTGATGCCCGTTGTGATTGCGATGGCTTGATAGAGAACATTGTTGAACTGAACGACCGCCCCAATCTGATAGGTCTGATTGACGAGCCATTGTTGCTGGGGAATGACTTGATAGAAAGGACCATCAAACGAACCATACTGATTAGCAGCCGTCATAGACACGATGTCGCCAAGTTTGTATTGTGTTCCGCCAGAATACTGCCCTTGAAAGTTGTCGGCTGCGATGGTGCGTGGCGGAGGAGCATTGATAGGATTTTGTGTCTCGGGAACATACTGGATAAAGCGTTGCTGGGGCACACCATTCACAACAATATTCGGACCACCCAAGTTAATCGTCTGCGAGAACGAAACCGCCATAGAATAGGTCGTAAGATTTACATTTGTCTGTCCCGTTCCCTCTGCGATGTTAGGAATGAAAAGGGGCAAGTCCCGATTTGCTCCGTCCATCGTGAAGCGAATGATGGAGAAGTAATAGTCGGCGGCATTCCGTATAATCGCCGTATCACGGGTCTCGTTGAACCTAATCTGTGGGTCTCGGATTGCTTGACCCGCAAAGGTATTCTGCGTGGTGTTGTTGATGATGTCCGCATTGTAATAGACATAATCGGGGGCATCTTGATTGTCTCCGTGCGTCTGAATGCTTGACGAGAACATCTCTTCTATATCCTCTACACATATTTTTTACTTCCGCAGTTTATCATAGGTTATGCCCGAGACGAAGTCGTCGGGAGACAAGCCACTACTATCTATAATGCCCTTATATTTTTCCAGTGAATAGGGAGCATAGAGGCACCTTACGACACAATGCCGTCCGCAAGTATTAATGTTTGATTTGTCCTTTTGAAACGGGTAAGTATTGTAGAAAACGGGCTTTCCACTCTTCCGTAGTAGTTCCACCAATCTCGGTTGGCGTTGCCCTAACTGGTCTAATAGACGAGGGTCTGCTCCTTCCTTCTGCTCTTCTGGTGCTTCTCCGTAAGGGTCAAAGAACTCTATACCTTTCTTCTTATTCAATAAACAACACCAATGACCCGCAGTCGGACTTGATGTTAGGAAGAGCAATATACATCTGCCCTTCTTATCAAAAATCTGCGATATGTCTTTGACCTTATTCAAATCGGGGTAAGTAATGATACTAATATCATCACCCAATATCTTTCGTATATCACCATCGGAGAGCGGATAGTCTTTCACATCACCTAATCCGACGGGCATATTATCTATACCTTATACAGATAAAAGATGTATGGCTCTCCATTAGGAAAAGATTGGCGTGTAAAAAAAGTCAAAAACGACGAAGCGAAACCTCTGGAAAAGTTCAAGAAGGATAAGCCAGTTCTTTCTACCAAAACGGGTAGAGAACTCGTGGAGAAATCGTGTAGTCCCCAAGAGTTATTGTGGATTGATGCGTGGTTAGATAATCTCGTGCGGTCTCGCTCATTACCGCCACAATGTAAGGGCAAAGATGCTTTTAACGCACTTACGCAGTTTCTTTCTCCTTCTGATGTTCTGTCTGTTCTGGAACTCTTACGGAAAGACTTTCTGGCTTCTCACCCACAAGCGGCGGAACCGATTGACGACTTTGGATTTCTTCTGGCGGAGTTGGGGGCATATCCCTCACATCAAACCCTACCTCTCCCTTCCGACCGCAACAATCGGAGACTAACCGATGACCCTTCAACTTCATAAAGACCTTGTAAGCGATAAACAATACCGCCATAGTCGTTGTGCTGACCCCAGCAGAAGCCAAGAGTGATGCGTCCATTCTATACCTTATTAAGAGATTTTAGTCGTTCCAGTTCCTTTCGTTGTGTATCCAGATAAGGCTTCGCAACAAAGCGGTAATGTATCGCACATATACTCATAGCACCAAGAATAGCCCACATCATCTACTATAATAGGACATTTTTTAAACTTTACGATAAGATAGGCAAGATAGGCGTTTCGCAAAGTTTCTCACGAGGGACGGATTTTTTTGGAGCCAAAAGTTTGCGTTTTGCCTATCTTACCTATCTTATGAATGGGTTTAAAGTTTCCACACCTATTATATCCAGATGGAGTGTATCAAGTGTAAGAAGAAGATTGACCCGCATTTCGGGTGTGATGTCTGTGAATGTGAGAAGTGTAGCCGTTGTGAGAAGTGCGATGTTCGCCTTTGTCGCAACTGCGATAATCAGTCTGCCTATTTGAACTGGTTTGAGAAAGATGGTATTGAGAAACCAGATGTCTATTGGTGTGAGAAGTGTATCAAAAAACATAAGAAGAAACCTACGGGTTCAACACAAGCCAGTTGATTTCATCGTTAATATCCACTGCCGAGTTGAAATCCACCTTGAAAGAGCCAACAGAAGGAGTAATGTTCTGAATGTATTGTGCTCCACCGCCACCGCCCGTGTGGATATAGGTTAGTTGAATAATGCTTGTAGTATCACATACCGCAGAGGAAATATTCACGAAAGTAGAACCACCAGTCGCCTCTACATACTTTCCAAACGCATTGGTATTCAGTCCCACTTGAATATTGGGGGAAATCGTCTGGACTTCAATCGTGGAGTTCGCAAGAGTATCCACAACGGGAGCACCCGTCAGTCCGTTAATGGCGGTAATAGGAAAAGCGGGAAACGCAATCGTCAGAGCAATATCATTACCAGCAGTCGTATAAGTTCCAGAAGAGCAAGACTGCGTAATAGCACCCGTAAGAGTAGAAAGCGAACTTACACCAGCACCAGCGGGAGCGGGAAGCACTTGCCAGTTCGGAGCAAGACCACTCGGGATTTCATTAATATTCGCTTGGAGTGCTTGGTAGGTAGTAGAACCCAGCATTGCTATATCACCCAGTCTGTAATACACAAAGTTAGACCATTGTGAGTAAGACATTCTATAACCTATACAGATATTTTATTACTGATTGAGAACTCGTGCGTGATGGAGAGATACGA